TCGCGCCGGGCGACGTACGACAATGACAAGGAGGACATTACCGAAAGCGTCATCAAGCGTCGCCTCGAGGTGAATGACTTTTCTTTGGTCGGCCAGCCGTTCGACGTTCGGCTCGGCGTGTCGGCTGAAATTCCAGCCGACCACGATCCGAATGAAGAGGCGACGATGGTCCGGTCCAAGAAGCGTGTTTCGTTTACGCGAAAGAATCTCCGAATCGACGTGACGAGTGTCACTGGCGATTCGGATGACCCGGATTGTGACGAAGAGACGCAGTACCAAATTGAGCTCGAACTGTTGGCCGTCCCCGAATCAAAGAATGAATTGTTCAACATGGTGTACAAGATTTTTGACGTTCTGTGCATCACCGCATAGCATTTTCAAATTCGCGAACAAGATTTGAGTTTACGGACGAGGTTGGCGAAGGTGACGCCCGCGACGCCTTGACCGCCTTGAGTGTATTGTACCAGTTTTTAGATTTCATCTTTTCAAAATTTGTATACGTGGCGTTGTTTTGTATGAATGCCCTAGCGACCGCAAGTCGTTCGGCGCGCGTCAACGTGTTGAATTGGCGTGCACGCCCGTTCCGCGTAATGCGTCCATTCAGTCCTTCGCTAAATGTATAGTGCCGACCGTTGACCGTGACGTTCGGCCCCCGATTGCTCGTCGGTGACGGCGAAGCACCCCGTTTGTTCTTTATCATGGCGAATATCTGGGCGGCCGAGCGGTTCTCGGACGCACCCGGTATGTTCATGTTTCGGGCGATCCGTACCAGTTGAGCGACCGTGTACCGAGAATATTGTTTTCCGTCGATTCGGTTACCGCTGACGTTATACACGCCGGCGACCCGGGTGGGACTCACAGACCCGGTGATTCCGAAAATATTTTTGACGCGCTGGGGTACGCGTACGCCGGCATTTTCGTACGCCTTGAGGACCGTCTTCCGCCCGGCCGCTTTGCCGGTCGGAATCTTGTAAAAGTACGGCTGTTTACCCGGCCCGGGACGAACGTAAAACCCGGGCCGGTTCGCATTCCAGTTCGGGGCGCGACGCGGCGGGCTCTTTTTCGGCGCGACGACTGAGCCGCCGGCCGCACCGCCAAACACGGCAAGTACATTTGCGGGCATGTTGACGCCGGCGTTTGCGTACGCCCGGAGCGCCTTTTGGTGGACCAGACTCATGTTTGCGACGACGGGATAGAATCGAGGGAGACCGTTCGGTCCCGGACGGACATACATTCCGGCGCGCGCATTTGCGTAACTGCGCGCGCGAGGATACCGGACGTTCAGCTTGGCGAGCCGTTGTGCGTTTTTATTTCTGGACGCGGTGGGCACCGCACGCATACGCGTCGCGGCCAGGGGCTCGTACACCGGGCGACCGGACGCATTTGTGAGTCGCCGACCGTTGAGTCCCGTGGCAACCTGACGCTTGAACATGTTCAGCGGGCCGACATACTGAATGATTCGGTGGATGACGATCGGTGCTGCCGAAAGGTTTTTAGTACCGCGTATGAGAACCGTTCCGTTTGTAAAAAATACGAGCGTCATCGCGGGACTCTTCCAATGGACGAACGCGCCCGACGAAAACAATTCAGGCTCGTTCGATATCGTGCCGACCGAACTCGGTACGTTACGCGCAAAGTGCCGAGCCATGTCGTCCAGAATAATTTTGTGATCGATATTCAGACGGCCGTCAACCTTGGTAAGTTTGACCGTGTTTGTGTTTACGCGCAGACCCGGGAAGAACCTCGCCACTTTGCGAAGAACCGGTTCGTACGTCGCTTGGCCCGACGTCGTGATGTGCATCGAACTGCTTTTGTGCAAGACGGCTGAGCCACCACCTTCCGTGCGAAAGTTCCAATGGGCGACTCCGGTCGGATCACCGACCAGTCCGTGCGTCCGCGTGAGGCGACACGTCGGCGGGTTTCCGATGAGGATGCGTCCTTCCACGGACGTGACACCGGCCGGCAAGGTGTCCGGCAGAGAAAACGCGCCCCACGGTACATAAAGAGTGACGGTCTTGGCCGTCGTGACCGGCTTGGTCATTTTGTACCCGTCTTCACTAAAGCGCGATTCGTTCGAAAACGCGGACGCCTTACGAGCCCTGAGCGCTCGCTGAATTTTCACAGCCGCGGCCGCGCGCGCATTCATATACTAGGTGTCGAGAGATTTTTACACATCGGAGACTATATCGCTCGTCGAAATGTCGAGACCGTAAATGACTGGCTGGGTCGTGTACGCATTTCCGCGATAGACGCACGTCTCGGTGCGAACCTCGATTTCGCGCCCGGAGAACGGACCGGCGTACGTATCCGGGTTGAAGCGACACTTGCCGAGCAAGTTTTCTTGACAGTGCTGATGGAACATCTGGACGAAAATCTTCTGCGGGCAGAACAGCTCCGGGCCGTACAAAACCTTTTCGCCCGAGGACAAAAAGTGCTGTAGCGGGTTGGTGAGCATAGCCACCTGGTTCTGAACCGTCTTGAAATACTCCGGCAGGACGTTCCAGATATCCTGGTCATTATACTTTTGGGCGTATTCGAGGTAGGCCCGGACGCACTTACACAGAATTGCCGGAATCTCGGCATCGAGCTTCTCGTCGAGGTGCGGGTCCGCCTTTTGAACCTGGCGACCGAAATTCCACGTCACGAGACGGCGAAGCACCGAACCAGAATTGTCACGGTAGCCCGGAACCTCGTTACCGGCGAGGATACCCGGTACGTTCCACGTCATCGAAAGTGCCTTGTCATTCTTGCGCGCGATCGACACATCTTCACCCGAAACCATAGACTGAAACTCCGCCTGTTCGAGAGCCAGATCACCCTTGACCTCCGGCGAGATGAACATGAACCCGTCGTGGATCGACCAAAGTCCAAACTTCTTTTCGATATTGTTCGAAAGGGTCCGAACATCCTCCGAATCGTAAAACTTTTTACAAACCTTGGTAATGAGCGTCGATTTACCCGAGCGCGCAATACCCTTGAGAAACGGAATCACTTGCCAGCCGTCGAGGACGTTCGTGTCGAAACACAGCCGACCGATGAATACGTAGAGCCAACGGGACACGTCGTCCGAGAACCGTTGGTAGGTCATGACGGTCTGCATGTGCGGCGTCGGAATATCGTACCAATCTTTCACACCGTCGTAGTGGTCAAACTCTTGGTCGAAAAACTTACAACTTACGATTGTCGGGTCGAGCGATTGACACTCGGGCGTATCGTACTTGTAAAATTTGGTCGTGTACCGTTCGTCGTTCCACTCGCGCCCGACAAAGATACCGTTACGGAACGACCACACGTTACGATTCTTCTTGATTTCGGGAAATTGCATGTCGCGACAGTTACTCAGATGTGTGATTGTATCCCGGACGATCGACCCCTTGCTCGTCAGGTTACGCCACATATCATACTTGTCCTCCTTTTGAGTATAAAAATACACAAACTCCTTCACCTCCATCACGGGTCGCCACGCTTTCGTCAGGTGACCGTCGGACGTCTCAATCTGTTTACAGCACTGACCCTTGTACCGACGCATCTTCATAATGTACGTCTGGTTCAGGAGGTACAAGAGCAGACACTGAAACGGGCTCGGCTGATCCTCCTCTTCGCCGGCCGTCTCGATCGTCTTACACCGGAAGAGCGACGACTCCATGTCGCCCTGGAGCGGCGCCGTACACGTCGGGTGGTTAATACGCTCGAACGAACGAACGTACCTGAAAATGATTTCGTAGGCATCGTCGGCCGATTCAATCAGGCGCATCATACGGAATGCGACCCGGAATTCATCGCCGTTTACATCGATGGTCGGGCGATCTTTGATGCCAAGTTGGCTGGAGCGATGGTACAGCTCGGAAAAAAGGTTTACCAGGCGACGTTTTTGTTCAAGAATTCGGTCGAGATCGACATTTTGGGGCATGCCGTTCGCATCTAGTTCATCATCCCGGAAGAATTGGCGGAACCCGCTGGTGAGTGGCAGAAACCGATCACCCTTACAGGTCAGACCCATCTTTTCCTCGAGTTGTCCGATGAATGCTTCCAGGCGATCCGCCGTGAGCTCACTCACTTCGGAACGCAAAACTTCCATTCGAATTTCATGATCGTGACCGGGCGCCTGCTCACGATCGATAGTATGTACTTGGTCCATTGGTAGTACAGGGCGAGAAATTTTTAAGCCGTCGGGCCTGGGGCCTTGGCCGCCGACAGGACAGACAGTATCTTCACCAGAATCATATTCTGTTTCTCGAGGTGTTTGGCGATAACCTCGGTCGCCGACGCGAGCTTATCCAGGACGGACGTGATGGTCTCGCCCTCGTCGGTCGTCAGGAGAGTCACCAGGGCATCCTCGTCACCACCCTCAAAATCCATCTCCTCGTCGCCCAGCTCCTCATCCTCGGGAATGCGAGAGTCGGCCATGTGTACTTTATGTGGCGATAAAGTCTTTATCAGGTTGACGCGCCCGAATTATTTTCTTGCCGTATACTAAAATGGCTGGTGGACTCATGCAACTCGTGGCTTACGGCGCACAGGACGTGTACCTGACCGGCACGCCCAAGGTGACCTTCTTCCAGGCTGTGTACAAGCGCCACACCAACTTCGCGATGGAGCTGATCCAGCAGACGACCAACGGTTCCCCGGCGGCGTCCGGCCGCGTGTCCGTGACCATCGCCCGTAACGGCGACCTGGTCGGCAACATGCACGTGGCTCTGCAGCCCACGACCCTGGTGCCCACCTCCAACAACACCGGCTATGACACCAACTGGATCGCCGAGCGTGCCATTGCGGCCGTCGAGCTGACCATCGGCGGTCAGCGCATCGACAAGCACTACCAGACCTGGTGGCGCCTGTACTCCGAGCTGTTCTTGAACGAGGCGGACAAACTCGCCTGGGCCAAGATGACCACGGCGTGCAACGCCACCATCACCTCCACGCCCAACAACCGCGTGTACCTGCCGCTGCTGTTCTTCTTCAACCGTAACCCGGGTCTGTACCTGCCTCTGATTGCGCTGCAGTACCACGAGGTCCGTCTGGACTTCGACCTGACGACCTACTACGACAAGTACTTCGGCACGACCAACGCCTTCGAGGTCTGGGCCAACTATATCTACCTGGACACGGAGGAGCGTCGCCGCTTCGCCCAGAAGGGCCACGAGTACCTGATCGAGCAGGTGCAGCACACCGGCGGCGATTCCGTCACCGCCACCAACTCCACCCAGCTGATCCGTCTGTCCTTCAACCACCCGGTGAAGGAGCTGATCTGGTGCTACGCCAACCCCAACTTCACCACGTCCGCCCAGCTGAACCACATGTGGAACTTCACGTCCAACACCGATGCGGTGTGCATGTCGTCTAACGTCCAGGCCTTCTCCGCATCCAACAATTGGATCCCGCCCCACATGGCCGGCGCGCCCCTGATGGTGAACGGCGGCTCGACCACGCTCGGTCTGACGTCCATCACCGCCAACTCCTACTGGGTGGAGGATGGTCTGACTGTCCTGTCTGTCGGCACCTCCCCCGGTCGGTCTGTGGGCCCCCTGGACATGTTCAAGGTTGTGCTTAACGGCCAGGACCGCTTCAAGGAGCAGAACGGCAAGTACTTCAACCAGGTTCAGCCGTTCTACCACCACACCGGTACCCCGTACCCGGGTGTGTACTCCTACTCCTTCGCTCTGCAGCCGGAGGAGCACCAGCCGACCGGCACGTGCAACTTCTCCCGTATCGACAACGCCCAGGTGTCTGTCGTGCTGAAGGGTGCCACCGACACGACGCAGCAGAAGCTGTTCGCCGTCAACTACAACGTTCTGCGTATTCAGTCCGGTATGGGTGGCCTCGCCTTCTCCAACTAGACACCGCGTGCACAAAACAAAAACAAAAACACAAAAAAAACAACAAGAATGTCCAGATTCCTGTTGTTTTTTTCTCTCGCCGTATACTAAAATGGCTGGCGGACTCATGCAACTCGTGGCTTACGGCGCACAGGACGTGTACCTGACCGGCACGCCCAAGGTGACCTTCTTCCAGGCTGTGTACAAGCGCCACACCAACTTTGCGATGGAGCTGATCCAGCAGACGACGTCCGGTACCGTAGGTAACGGCGGTCGCGTATCCATCACGATTGCGCGTAACGGCGACCTGGTCGGTAACATGCACGTGGCTCTGCAGCCGCTTGTGCCGTCAGCCACCATGGTACTGACGTCCACCAACTCTGCATTCGACACCAACTGGGTCGCCGAGCGCGCCATTGCGGCCGTCGAGCTGACCATCGGTGGCCAGCGCATCGACAAGCACTACCAGACCTGGTGGCGTCTGTACTCCGAGCTGTTCCTGAACGAGTCGGACAAGATTGCCTGGGGCAAGATGACGTCGCAGTCCAACCCGAACCCGACGCAGACGTCCGTGCCCAAGGTGTACCTGCCGCTGCTCTTCTTCTTCAACCGTAACCCGGGTCTGTACCTGCCTCTGATTGCGCTGCAGTACCACGAGGTGCGCCTGGATTTCGATCTGACCCAGTACTACTCCAGCTATTTCAGCGCCTCGTCCGCCTTCGAGGTCTGGGCCAACTATATCTTCCTGGACACGGAGGAGCGTCGCCGTTTCGCCCAGAAGGGTCACGAGTACCTGATTGAGCAGCTGCAGCACACCGGCGGTGATACTCTGACGTCCTCTGGGTCGTCCGAGGGCGCCGTCCAGACCGTGCGTCTGACCTTCAACC